TGATGCAAGAACCTCTCTGATGAGGCTGTTGGATTTTGAAATGTCCACAAGCTCCAGTAGGTGTGGCTTCTTTTCGCTTGGCTTATAAACAGGAACCTCAACCTTTGTGGAGTATTTTGAATCATCCTGGTCTAGCTCAAGTTCTGCACCAAAAAGGCTGGCCTGTTTTGCAATGTTCATTCAGCCCTCTCCCAGATTGCTGGCCTGTTATTATAGAATCCTGTTTCAACCTTTTTATACCCTTTGCATTTAAGCCACTTGCTGAAGGCTCTTCCTGTTTCTTTGTTTGGATATTTCTCAGAACCAATTTTATAATTAGGGAAATGGCCAACCGCAGTTGCTCCAAATGAATTGGCCATTACAAGTAGTTTTGGCTTTTGGGCAATGATTGTTTCCAGGTGGTCTGTTGGGCATTCAAAATGCTCAAGATAATCAAGCATGAACACAACAGCATCACCACTGCTTTTCATTGAGTCTGCTATTTGAAAGCCATGAGTCTTTGATAACTCTTCAGCTACTCTCCTCTGGTCTGATGGCAGTTGTGTTCCAAACACATTGGCTCCAGGGAAAATGAGTTTGAGTAGTGCAGTCGATGCTCCAATGCCACAGCCCAAATCCCATATTTCATTAACAGCCCATTTGCCCTCAATGAATTTTGCAGATGTCCTTATATATCTTTTGGCATAAACAAGATAACAGGCTGTTGCTTCTGGGACATACCTTTCACCATCATATATTGAATAGTCTGGCATCCCATTTGAAACAGACTGATGCCATGCCTTTTCAAAGTCTGTTTGCTCAATGCTTCTTTCCCTGTAGTGCCTGGTCATATCCCAGCAAAGCCTTTCTGCTTTGGGTTGGTCTTGCATCATGCCAGACACCAAGCCAATAAGCTTGTCTGAAGTCATTAGGGCTATGTTCATTTGTTGCTCCAGGCAATTTTCCAACCCTTGTCCGACCTCTTCATGATTCTTGCTGGCTTCTCTGGAACATTGGCCATTGCATTTGCAAGTGTTGAGTAAGCCTTTGGCAGTTCCTTCCAACATAGCAGGTCTTGAACCTGTATCTTGAACAGAACAACCTCTTTCCTGGTGCTTGGTAGGTCTTTAATCAACATAATATTGGCTCACCTTCTTTCCTGTCTCAGTCTCCACATCTCTGCTCTTGATTGCAATACCATTCTTTTTAAGGTCATGGATTCTGCTTGCCAGCCTAAAAATCCCATAAAGCTTCAGTGCCTCCAGGGATGTGATGGGCTTGCCACTCTGCAAGTGTGACAACACCTGCTGGCACTGCTTGGAACCTATTGCCTTGATTGGGTGGTGTGTTTGTGTGGGCTCAATAAAGTCCATGGTTAATTGAGAGGCGTAATGGTAGCTCATGACTTTGAGCCTTTAAGTTTGTAGTTCTGCCAGTTCATGTCCCTAGCATTAAGGATTGTGCTATGGTCACAACCCCAAGCCCTGGCAATCACTGCGGCTGGTATGCCAGCATTGTATTGGTCTTTCCATAATGCCCAGCGTCTTGCAACAACCTCTGTCTTTTTGTTTGCTGTTGCCCTGCATATTGTCTTGCCCTTCTTGAACTTCTTGCCTTTGGAATATGCGAGTTCTTCTGGAACTATGATATTGGCAATGTTCCCAGCCTCATTTGGCACTGAATGTTTTAGAACCATACAGGATTTGATTTGGTTAATCTGAACCCCAATGGTCTGGTTGTGCGTATCAATTTTAAGCATGAGTTGCTCAAGCTTCTTCTCAAGCTCACCAACCCTATAGATAGTTGCTGGTAGTGCTAGGTGTAGGTCATTCATGATGTTGGGGCTCCAGCTTTCTGCCATTCATTGAAGCTTGAGAATCCCATTACCCTATATAGTGGTGCTGATTCACAAGACGATTTGTATTGTGGTTTTGGTTTCATTGGTTGTGTTCCTTTTGTTTGGTGTGTTGTTTTGTTTCTTCTGAAGCAGTTCCTGGCGGCGGCTTGCCAATCCTTTACATGGCCTTTGCCTCCAACCTTCCATCCATTGGATTGGTAATGGTCATAAGCTCCCTCAACTGAATCTCCAAACCATCCAATTGAAGTCGCATATTCACACCATTCCAAAAGACTAGGGCGTATCGCCCTTTCTATATGTATTATCTTATTCTTACTCTTATTCTTATTCTCCCCCCATCTTTGCTCAATAGATGGCTCATCTTTGGTTGATAGATCATCCATCTTTGCCGCATCTCTGCGTCTGTAAGCCTCCATCTTTGAGTTGATTTTATTCAATCCTTGTGCAACTCCTTGATGGTGAATAGCTCCATCTTTAAGCTCAAAGACACCAGCCTTTTGTAGCTCATCAACCAGATGCCCAGACTCCTGGCCAACCATTCTGCTTATCTGTTCTTTGGTTGGGATGTTACCACCAATCACAAGGCTTCCATTGTTATTAGCCTTATACATTAGGCATACCAGGTGAATCCAAAGCCCCCTGGCTTCCAGGCTAACCAGCGAAAGCTTCTCATTGGAAAGCCACCTGTTGGGCTCAAATGGAAACCAGAAACTATCTTTGCTCATTTCCTGGCCTCCAGGGCAATCTTCTGATATTTCTTAGCCCTGTCCAATAGCTCTTTAGTGATACGATGACTATAGTCCAGGTGGCTGATGATGTCCTTGTAATTCTCCCGCTTTGCATGGTCGAAGTCCTTAAATAACTCCTTTAATCTTTTGGAGACAATTGCATGAAACTCATCAACAAGCTTTAATCTTTTTACACTCATTTCTTTTTAATCCTTTCTATTGTGTCTTTTGCTAAATCCCACAATACCTCGCTCAGAAATATGATTGTGAGATAGATGCTCAAGCAACCTAAACCGATTATGAATAAGTCCCACAAAACTTTCACGATGGACAAAAGGAAAGTTACCATTTGGGTGCTTTCGGCCAGCTTGACCAGAGCTGAATGTCCTTTTGAGGAATCTCACCAATAGCACAAATAAACCGAGCATCGACATAACGCCCGCTATGAACCACACTGCCACAATCCATAAGAACTCTCTCATCTTTTTTAGGCTTCTCCTTTTTTGGGTTATGCCATTCGAGCATTGACCATTTTCTTTGTGGAACCTCCACATCAATAGCGTACATTTTGCAATCTCCTTATGGCAACAACCACATCATTCAAGACATCCTTAATGACTTGATCTTCAGCAGAGTCGGCAAGCTGTTGCACAAGTTCAGCACAACGATTACGCTCAACCTCTGATACCTTTGCAAAGTTCTCTCTCAGAATGTTTGGGATTTCCCCTAGCATCTGGGAGCCAATAGACTCTGTAGCATTAAAAAGGAATTTCGTCATTGGGATTTCCTTTCGCAATGGAATCTGCCTCCATGAGAATCTCTGCTATGATTTCATTTCTGATGATGTCGTTCTTATATGGTTTGCCATCTGCTCCAGGCTTTAGGTCTTGCTTGCTCAACCACTCAAGATAGTCCAAGCCCTTGTTGCCAAAGGCGGCAATCTCTCTCAGGGTTGAGCCCTTATGCTTGCCAAACTTTAACTCCATGTCCCTGGGCTCACCACCATTGGCCTTAACCACAACAGCATTAAGCTTGTTGGTTATGTCTGCTAGGTCTGCCTTGCTAATTGCATCTGACTTAACCGTGTCCACCTTAATTGGCTTTTCATACTTGTCTGTGTTTATATCATCAAAGCCTCCATGGGGAACCTCTTCGGCTGGCGTGGTTGAGAGGCTCTTGTCTATCAGCACCACAATGTGGGCAAAGGCAGAACGACAAGCCCTGCTGATTGCCCTGGTCTGGCACATAGCCCTTTTGGCATAGGTGGGACGATTTGCCCACATGGGCTCATCATTGCCCAGGAATCCTTCTGCACTGGATATAACCTGGCCATTGTCCATTCTCTTGACCTCACCGATGCACCTGTATCCATCCTCTAGTTTTTCAACATCTCTTGCTGATGCTACACATCCATGTGCAACAGCTATGGATTGCCAGCCCTCCACTCTCACATATCTATTGGTTCCAATCTTTTGTGCTGTAGCACTTACAATCTCCCTACACACGCCAGCTACATCCGTAGCTTGTCGCATATAGTTCTGCACTCCATTCCCAGTAGTTACTGCTAGTTCGTTCATTTGGCTGTTTCTCCTTTATTGTAGCCCCTCGGCTATTCTTTTGTTTTGCCTAGCGATCTCCTTGTGGAAATCCTCTGGCGTTCTGGCAAAAACAAGATTCCCAGTGATCTTTATTTTCTCTCCAAAGTTTTTCTTAACCCACCAATCATCTGCCCTGGATTGCATAATCTGCTCATCAGATTCTGCCTTCTTCCAAGAGTCTGCTTGGGTGGCATTATGCTTATCATCATAATATGCACTCATAAAATTTTCCTTATTGGTTGTTCACTATAAACATTATCACCAAGGGATTCCCTATCTTCTCTGCTTCCAATTGCTGGTAAATTCAAACTTCTAAAATCATTTCTGGAATCAAACTCAGTATCTTGGAAAGCACCAAACAATCTTACAACCCATTCATCTGTGGTTTCACCTGGTAACTTTTTATTGGCTGGCTCCTCATGCCAGAATGTTGGTAGTTCTTCACTCATTTTATTGTCTCCTTTATTTTGTTTAGTAAAACATTGTATGCCATGGAACCACCCTTGCTGATGGTTGCCTGGATGGGCTTGAGCCATTCAGAAGTTATGGAATGTGAGGGAACTCTGAATACCAGGATGCCCCTGCTTGCGGCCTCATTATACTTCTCCATATCTTTAAGGAACCCTGCTCCCCTGGTATGCCGTCCACCTGTATAGACACCACCCTCAAGCTCAATGGCCACACCAGACTTGTGGAAGTAATCAAACCTCCATTTCCTTGTTGGATGGAACTTATATTCTGCAACAAGTTCTTGGCCATGAATTATCCTCCACATAAATTCAAACTTCTTGTTTGCTTTGGAGGATTTCATTTAGAACTTAGTTCCTACCCCACCACTTGGGTTCTGGCTCAAGCATAGCCTCTGCCTGGGCAATCATCTTGTTGTTGTGCTTGATTTCCAGGTCAAGCCTATGCAGTTCCTGGGCAACAAGCATGGCAAACTTTTCCCTGTGTTGCTCCTGTTGCTGGATGGCATTGCCTATTCTATTCATCAGAACAGCAAAGCAGATGGAGCAGATGCCAATGATAATTGCAATAATCATTTGGACAAAAACTCAATCCAGGAATAAACCCCCATGCCAATTAACATTCCAAGCGTAATAAAGATGTATGCTTTTAATATATTCATTTGTATTCCTTTCTTGTTTTAAGGTTTGTGGTTAATGTGTCAATGACTTTTTAGTTAATAATATACTTAACTTTTTTTAGTTTAAGAAGCATTTCAAGCAGGTCTTTTTGCCCCTCATAGTATCCAGCATCGTAGCTCATGGAGCAAGAGACTCCTCCCTCCATTTCTGTTACATAGTCAATAGTTCTCTTGACCTCTACTTTTGCTTCCTCAAGCAACTCTTTGATTTGTCTTTTAGTTATCATTGTATGTGTTCCTTTCTTGGTTGGTTTAGTTGATGGGCTGGGCATATTCATTTGCTCCAGCCTTGACCCATGTGCCTCCAATTTGTTTAGCAAGGTTATTCAATGCCCTCTTCCTGGCATCTCTTAGGTATTTTTCAATCTTCTCCTGGCGTTCTCCATAGGTCTTGCAGAACACCTCATACTGGGTTGCACCATACTTTACATTGTTGCGAGTTGCATGAACCCTGTAGGTGAAATGGGTTCCAATATATTTCTTATCACACATCATCCCACAAGAATCACCAGGAACCTCAACCCTGGTGGTTATATAGGTTTTAATGATGGCTCCTATCTCTCTGCCCTTTGCATCTTGGACTCCAAGATTATGAGGGGTCTCCACAATGTTTTTATTGGTTTCTTCAAATCTTACTAGGTTGCTCATGTTTGTATTCCTTTCTTGGTTATTCCATTTTCCAAACAACTTGGATTTCGCAATCTGGGTATTCTTCTTTTATCCTTGCTTCTTCATTGTAAATCTCTGTGTCTTTCCAGTGTAGCCAGCACAGAGATTCCCCAGCAACTGCACCACCCTTGGTCTTAGATATTCCATGCCTGGATACTTTTAATTGCTTTGGAACGATTGCTTGCACCTTATAAAACTCTGGCTGGAACTCTGGCTGGTCAATTATTTCCATAGGATTTATTTCTTTCTTGGTTGGGGGTTGGGTTAAAATTTTAATCTGTTTATAAATTCAACATTCCAAATGGTTGCCTCTTGCTTGGCGTGATCAATATCCACCCATCCAATATTGCTTTTGCGATTGCCACGCTGTACGTATCCGGTCACGCCCCACTTGCTTTTACGATTGACTATCAGTTTGCCCTCTTGCACCTGGGCAACTTTGGTGTTGGTTGTATTTGTTTGCATACCCACAACTTAACACATGTTGAGGGTTTGTCAATGGTTTTTCTTTAGGAGGATTGCATTGACCATTAGTGACTTAGGAAGACTTGATTAATTTATAGTGAGTGATTGGGGTAATTCTTCTGCCAGAACTATCAAAAATTCTGAAGTCCTTTTTCTCTATAAAGCCATCATCACACATTCTCTTCAGCAGTTTATTTCTTTGGCTACACACTGCACCACTCAGCCCCATCTTTTTCAAGGCGCTGTCTGCTGTGAGCCAGCCAGGAGGAAGATCATCTTGTTGTTTGGAAAGAAACTTATGGAGTGTCTGAGCCCACTCCCCTTTGAATCCTATTTTTGCCCATGATTTATTTTTGGATTTCATACTGGGAACCTCCACTCTCCACTGCTGGTTGGTGAAAGAACATTCACAATGCAATCGTGATCGTTGTATTCTCCCCAGGCTATTCCATGTTGCCACCTGGTGATGCTTCTGTTTCTCCTGGCATAGGTCATTGAATCAACATTGGCTAGGCATCCAATTGTCCAGCCCACTGGAGCCCCTACACTTCTGCCAGCCGCCCTGTCCACCCTGTGCAGATGCCCAATGACAATGGGCTTTTTCATCATCTCCACATGGTCACGAACTGCATTCTCATTGAACATCCAGCCATGCCCAAACAATGTGCCACCAAACTCTCTCCAGCCTTTCATGATGTCGTATTGGACAATCTCAGCCCTCAAATCTTTACAGACCTGGTGTAGGTCAGCCAAACAACTGGTGGCACAATGAGCTAGGATTGCATTGGGAGAATACTGGTGTTCATAAACACGATTCTCATGGTTGCCTACAAAAAATATATTTGGCTCTAATAACCTTAAAAAGTTTATTCCAGCATTAAAATCTTCTGCAATGCTGGCGGCTCTGTCTGCTGAGTCTGGAGACCTCATTGCCCCTGCCCTAAAAGCGGCCAGGTCGATAGCATCCCCCAGGTGGAGTGTAAGGTCTGGCTTCCACCTTTTCTTAAACTCAAGCACCGCCCTGGTAGCCTTGGCATCTGCCAGGTGGCCATGGGAACAAGTTACAGCAAGGAACTTCTTAAATTTTTGCGCCATCATCACTACCTGTTAGAACATACCAGATTGTCCTGCAATTCTCCCTGGCAGTTGTGGCACAGACTGAATCGTCTTTCATTCCCTCATGTGCAAGTTCCATGATGATTCTAATTTGCTGGCGGAGAGTGAGAAGATATGTCATTTGATCTGTTGCCTCCTCGAGAGAAGCTTCAACAACCCTTGCTGTAGGCATTCCCCACAAATTCCCACCATGCTGTGCCTGGCCACGACGATATTTGCAATCAATCATATCAGCCGCCACTGCCTTTATTTGCTGAAGGTGCTGTAGGTGACTAGCAGTAAATTGATTATCAGCCACAATAGCAATGGTCTTTGTCACCCTCAACGACTAGACCATGGATTTTTTTTGGCAATAGAGGATGTTTTTTTGTTCACAGCTTTTTGGATTTCTTTCTTTGGAATTAAAACAAGCTCTCTCCACCCAGAAACATTGGAGTCCTCAAAATGTGGGGTCTCCCATTCTAAAAATCTTAGGCCATGCTTCTCCCCTATTTTCCTCATGACTCCATAGGTAAGCTCATCATCCCAGGCTGTGAAGTATTCCCCAGTAGAAGAACGAGCCAGGGGTACAGCATCAATGGCCTTTCCATGGATGTGCAGACTTTGTGCTGGTGTTCCCCTGGCATTGGTCACCTTGGTTCCTGGCTTGGTTCTCCCCCTAGCATAGAGTTCTTCCTGTTCTTCTGGTGTTCTGACTGAGCAGTAGATAAGAACAGGTATTTTCTTATCCAGCAACTCAGAGTACCACTTTCCAACCCTGGCTCTAAAAGTAGCTTCCAAACGCTCTATATGCCCCAAGGATCGTTCTGTTGCTTGCTTTAGGGTCATTGTGCCTCAAGCCTAGACTTGTAGCGTTCTGTCTCCTCCAGGCTCCTAGATAGTGCTTTGAGTGTCTGCCCATACAACTCCCTGTATTCTTGTTGAGTAGCATGGGTTCTGTCTAACTTATCCCATCGCATGATGAAGTCTGATATTGAATCCTGGTTGGGAACTTGCCCCAAGTCATAGGGGTGAGTGGTTGCACACCCAGAAATTAAACTAGCGGCGATGAATCCAAGAATCCACTTCCGAGTCACGAAGCCTGCGATTGTAAGCAATTTCTTCATCATCTCTTTCCCTGCGGGTCTTTGCTCGGTTTTTTGTCCACCAGGCAATAATGCCAATGACTCCAGCAAGCGAGGCAAGAATAGCCTCCCACATCCTTTATTTCCTCGAAAACTTGGAAAGGAATGAAACGATTTTAGTTAGCGTTGCCTCGGGCTCATCACCAGGAATCAGAGAGGCAACTGCAATCACCGCAGAGAGGAGGGCAACCAAAGCCCCAAGCCAAGCAAACACATCTTGAGACTGAATGAAGTTTAAGACTTGTTCCATAAGAAGAGGATGAGTGTCAAGGGGCTACCACTTTCCAACTGGGCATTTGCTTGTTCCAAGGCGAGTCTTTACTTCAATAAAGCACCCGCATTTAAGACATCTATTGTTTATTAAGTATTCACAAGATGAGCAAATATCTAACCTTTTACTTAATTCATCACCTTCACAAGTTTTAAATCCAGAGGCAGACCATTCTATTAGGCTCTTTCCAAGATTTCCAGCCATAGCAACTGCACCTGGCCTTTGAGAATGCTGAGCCAATTCTTCTAGGCTTTTAAAGCGCATCCCCATTTAATTAAAATACCATTTTACGCTTACACCATAAAGACCATAAGGCCCGCAAGTGCTGTCATTTGAAACCGTAAAAGGAAGAGATAATTTTTTACCAACTATATCTGGAATAACCTCTGTATTAACAGGAAGATAACCTAACTGACATTCTGTATGTGAGAATTGAACACCACCCACAGATCCAATGTTGTCTATGTAGGAATTGGCATATATGAGTGCTCTTGGAGTAAGTAAATCAAAACACTTCTGGTCGTATTCTTGACTTAAAATAGTTCCAGATATTGACGCACCACAACAACAAGGAGGTGGGTCGCAATCTCCTCCACCACAAGGAACTGCTGTACAATTCACATTACCATACGCAGAGTCATCGTAGTAACTATAATACATATACTGAACACAACACTCGCAAGCCTCACAAGGGCTTTCTGGTATCAATAGAGCCATAAGGATTTCGTTAGGGCATTTGCCCTGCTTAATAACCTATGACGGTGATTCGGTAGGTGGCAGTATTTACATCCCTAGAAACGCTGTCGGCATTGACGCAAGAAAGGCAGACGGTGTTGGCTTTATAAACTACGCCTTGAATTACTGCCCCTGCTGAAACGGCCGCAGGCAGTCCAATAAGCACAATATCATTCACCGCTGCGTCATTTATAGTCACATCACGATAATGCTGATCGTTTGCGCCTACCGTTCCAAAGGTGACCGAGGTAAGAGTCGTAATTGTTCTTGGAGATTGCGGAAGCACTCCGTAGCTAACTCCGCTTGCAATCAAGCCAACATTGATGAGACCAGAAACAACATTAATGTTTGCGGGTTGGGCGGTAACCGTTGCCCCATAGAATCCCATAGGGGTGTTGGCAAAAGCCAACCCAGTTGCATAAGAGACTACTTGTGTTCCAGCATTATTATTAAGCGTCCTTGCCCCGAAATTAACAGAGGTAACGGCAGAGGAATCAGCAAGACCTCTAGCAGTTGAATTTACTCCAGTCGTTGAGTTGCGAACAAAAGCGGCATAGCTCTCGGCGGCGGTGAGATAGCTAGCTTGTGCGGCTGGAATGGCAGAACCACTTGTAATCAAGTCACGACGGATTGTAACATCAGTTTGAAGAACCGTCTTTGGTGTTCCATTCTGTGTTAGCTCAACCTCTAATTTTGGTGAAATTGTATCTTCACCAGCTTCGGCAAATAGCTCGTCGAGCTCGGCAGTTGCCATTGTCACCGTGGTTTGCAAGAAACTACCAAAAATAACCCCACTTGCATCCAGGGTAAGGGCAAGAGTTGGTGCATTTGTTAGCCCGAGATCACGAACAAAAGAAATAGAATAGTTCCCAGCATTATTGCCAGTATCTACACTTACATTCCCACTGCTAATTGCTGTAATAGATGTGAGAGCCTCAGCAAAGCTGACCGCACTAGCCCCAACTGGAATAGCAGTAGTTGAATTAGTCCCATAGTTAAGAACAACAGAACCGCCCTCTGCATCTGACCCAATTGCCAAATTCCAAGTTTGATTTTTTGTGGAAGAACCATCTTGAACTTTTGTAAGTGACACAATCCCAGATGTTGGAGATGCAACAAATGCATCAGAATAGACAGCAGGGTTACGAGCCAACCGAACTACTTGCTGTGCCGCAATCGATGAAGCTGGGAATCTGCGTGTGCTTACTAGAACTGAACTTGTTGGAAAAAGTGTAAAGGAAGAACCACCAAATGACATAGCAGTATTTGGTTGTGTTGCAGTTAAAATATAGGCATCTGGCTCGTTCCCATAGGTTGTTACCGTGGCAACATTATTTGATACAGCTGTATAAATATACCCAGCTACGGTTGCTTCATCTGTGCTATATGTAATTGCATTTGATGTTACCCCGTTGATAGAAAGCTTAAAAGCACCAGATGTTGGAGCATCATCAATCCCACCGATACCTAGCTTAATAGAAGAACCAGTTGTATCTAAATCACGAAGAAGCCCAGAAGAATCTCTCCCTTGCAATCGAACCCTAAGGTTATAGGAATCGTTGCGGGTAAGGGTTGGGAGTATTCCATTCCTAGCTGAACCTGCGGCAACCAGGTTCCCATTGGTTACATCAATAAAAATGTCTAAACTTTGAGCCATTTAATTGTCCTCTTGTGTCAATTTCAATTATCTAGCAAGAACCGTGATTGTATATGGAACTCCATTTGAACATACATTTAGAGTTTTTTCCGAATATCCACCCAGCCCACCACCAACTCCGCTAATAGCTATTTCGATTCCATTCTCCTGTTCCTTGATGGCAATCCCAGAACCAGCAAGAGGCTTGGTACATTCAATTCTTCTGATTAGGCTATTAAAGAATCCAAGTGCCAGCCTAGAGTTTCCCCTTAATTCTGTTAGGCTTGATTCTCTCATTTTAACTCCTTTTATGTAGCCGCCGCAACTTGCAGAACTTCATGAAATGTATCTCTTGCAACAAGAAATAATCCACGCCTGTCACAGGATTTAGATAAAACACAATATCCGCTATATTGAACAGATACAACAGAAGAAGATTCAGAATATGCTGATCTTGGGTCTCTTGGCATCTGATACCCATTTATTACTGCTGGCATTTTTATTGTATTAGAAAAGACCAAGCCTACTTGCATTGCGCTATTCAGTGCCAACTGACCAGCCATAAACTGCGTTTCGCTAACATCGGTCACATACTCAGCTTCAATAACTATTGGCGGCCCATAAATCCCTTCTCCAGCCGTAGGTATAAGTCTTACAACTGGTTGAGGAAGCCCAGTCGAGTAGGTTAGCCCAACATATACTACAGACATTATGGTTAAGCCACCATCCATCTCATCAAATGTAATAGTTTCAACTGCCATTCTGGAGTATTTTGGAGTTGCTGTAGAGAATGCAGAGTGAAGAGTATCTTTTGCTGGTGCTAGTGTTAGCCTGTCTGTGGTTCTGATTATATAGTTTTCTGTAATAGTTTCCAGGCCATTGTTTTCTCTTTGATAGTTTTGCCTCTGCAATACTTTTGCACCAGAAAGAGGGGAGCCAATAATAACTGCACTCATTATGAACCTCCGGCACCAGATGTTACAAGTGGTGCAGATGAAAGCTGGTTAAGAATTTTCTCAATGTTCTTCATGATGTCTGGCATTCCTTTTTCTTCCTTATTGTATCTGTCCTCTTTTGCCATAGATGCTTCAGACCTGCTCCTTGCAATCTGTGCTGGGTCAATTCCAGATGCTGTTCCAGCAAGCTTTTCTCCAAGAGTTGGCATCTCTGAGGCCGCTTGTCTTGTTGCCATTCTAACTCTAACATCTTGCATTGTTACTGGTCTTTTCTCTTGTTTTGAAAGCCTCTCTGCCTCTGATTTTAATATTGCCTCTTGAGTCTTAAAATCTTCCTTTGAAGCTTGAGCCTTTCTTGATTTCCTTGCTTGGTTTAAAGCTATAGAACCACCCCTGGATGCCCCTAGAACTGCAACATCAGCCCCAGATTTATCTTCAAAGTTCTTTTTTGCCTGTGCATCTTGCTCAGTTATCTTCTGGGAAGCCTTTCTAGACGACTCTTCAATTTTCCTATTTGCTTCTTCAGCCGCTTTAATTTTCTCATCCTGGGCATCCTTAAAGTCCTTAGCGCCCTTCTCAAACAATGCATCTTCCTGTTTAATTAAACTATCAGTAAGTCTTATTGAAAGCCTTGCAGATTCTTCATCACTCTTCTTTCTTTCCTCAAAGACTTTTTTATCTGTTTCTTTTTCTTTTTTGAGTCTTAATGCTCTAAGCTTGTCTGCTTGTTCTTCCCTGGCTAGATTGGCCTGCTCAAGTTTTTGTTGTGAAGTAAGTGCATCATTGCTTTCAATCTGGCCAAGCTTCTTTCTTGTCTCAATGTTAATTTTAAATACTTCAGCCATATCATCATCTAAGTCCATGATGATTTTTTGCTGGGCAATTCTTTCTGCCTCTTGTTGGGTAAGCCTATCTCCAAGGGAAATTCTGGTTTCTACTGCCTTTTGGAAAGCCTTGGCCGCCTTGTCTGCATCATCATTGAAGAAGAATGCGGCTATGGAGTTCATTGTTCCCTGGTTGCCAATTGCATTCTTGCTTTCATTGATTGCAGTTGTAAGCGACTGCATCTTTTGCATGGTTCCCTCAATGCTGTCTCCAGCCTTTGCCCCAACTGCTTTATTTAGTGTCTCTGCAAGCTTGTCCGATTCATCCTGGGCATCAACAAGCCCTCTGGTCATTTTATCAATTGCAAGATATGCCGCTACCCCAAAGCCACCAAAACCAGCCGCACCAGCCAAGCCCTTAACTACCTTGCCTAAAGACAATCCCCTTGCCCCAGCTTGCAATATGCTTTTTGCCAAGTTATCCATTCCAACACTTGTTCTCTGAGACTCAGCCCTAAGGCTGGCCAGGTATGATCTAAGCCTATCTACATTCTGGGCAGACTTCTGTGTGTGTACAAGAAGCTCTCCTTCTGCAATCTTCTTCATGACATTAGGCTTTTGTCAGCCCTCTCCTGTATTTTTCTAAAGATATAAACCATCATATCCTCTGTTTCCTCATCTACAGCCTTTTGTAGTGCTGTATTTAGCCTGGATTCAATAGAAACCGGCCCCTTTGCAAATGTCCTTGGGTTGGCTGTTGAGTAGAAATAAGCTCTCATAGTTTCACCAGGAGTTGCCCTTGTCCCTCCACCAAAGCTGGCTGTTCCCTTTTTGCCCCTTAACTTTGCAGAATCTTTGGCTCCACCTGCTTGCTTAAAAACTCTTAATGCCGGCAACCATCCAGACTTTAAATATCCAACTGCACTGCCCAGGGCTTTGAATGTTTTCCTTATGTATGCTTTCATTGATGCTCCACCCAATCCATCCCCAGGAGGGTTGCCAGTTGGCCTTCTGCCTAGTCTTATGTTCCTTCTGTAGTTGGCTATTCTGTAACCATCCATGGTTCCATGGACAACCTTCTGCCTTGGCTTTGTAATCCTGGTTACACCTGTTTTCTTATTTGTTCTTGCCCTCATTACCGTGGCATTCCTGGAGAATAATGATCTAAGAGCCCCCAGGCTGGCCTTTTCTGTATTAACAATTGCCTTCATGAGTATATTGGCTGAGCGCCTATTAAGCTCATTGGTTATATCTTTTCTGGCCAGGGGAACATACTGCTCCAGCCTTCTTTCAAATTGCCTTGTATCTAGCTTGAAGCTCATAAGCCTAATTGTTTTTCAAGGTCTTTAATGCTTGAAGTCTCCAAATAACCTCTCCTTCTCAACTTAACTCCAGACATCCACAGGTGAACATGGTTAGCCTGGTGAAATAAGCTCATTGGAAGTTCCCACATAATATAGTCAATACTCCAGCCTGTTCTTTGTGCCAACGAGAATACAGATGCCGCTATTCCAGTTGGCTGTGTTAGTTTCCCTGGGTTGTTGCCCCTTGGGTTGGGATAGGCTCAACCTGTCCTCTGTTTGCCTCATCAAGAATGGATGCAACAAGACTACTTGCAGTCTCTCTGTCTGAATCTGTTTTATCTACAATCCAATCAAGAATAGATTCTCTGAATAGGTCTTTATTCCAACAAAGCTTGATTGCTTCTTTCCTATTTTTATGAAGCTGAATATGAAGGAATACAAAAGCCCAAACAAAGAATGCTGTTGAATCCTCATCACTCCTGGCTTGTATCATTAAGAGCCTTGAGCCTTCTGTATATGGCGCAAGGGATTCACCTTTAAACTGCCTTTGTGGAGCCACAAAGGCTGATTCTAATGCTTCTTCTAGGATGTCGTTCATATATGTCTTAAAAGTGCCTTCTTTCTTTCTGGGCTGGCATTCTCAGGCACCATGAGGGTTTGCCCGCCTATCTGGATAATTCTTATCGGCTCTGCTCTCTTAACGAGACCTAACAATGTTTCTCGGTTCTCCAAGGCCGCCCTAACATATCTAATTGGAGATTCTTCATCAGATTGCATATCTGCCCAGGTTCTCTCCATTTCTTTTTTTGCAACATCTCCATTTCCATCAGAAATAAACCAGAATGTTACCTGCTGATGTCCATCTTTTATTACCCTGGTTACAGGATCGATAGGTCTAGGCTTTGCACCAAAGGCCGCAACAGCAGATGCAACCTTGAGATTTGTTGTTCCCCAGTAAGTATGGCCTTCCATTTTAGGATTTCATGATCTGGGGATTGAACCCAGTATTCTTATTAACTTACGTTAGGGTATCCAGTGGCACTGATGTCCAGGGTAACAAAGGCATCATTGCTCTTGTTAATGGTGATGGAATCAATGCGGAGGGAACCAGTTCCAACTGCTGTGGTTGCATTAGCAAGAGCGGCCAGGGCGGCTCCAGCGGTCACGGTATAAGCACCAGTTACAGCAACAGAGAGGCTATATCCGGTGGTTGCATTGTAATATGCAATGCCAACAATGTCGCCAGTGCGATCACGAATTTCACTCTTCTCAATGTTGCGTGTTTCACTGAAGCTTTGGATAAGTCCAATTCCCTCAGTAGTCGCCCCGAACACCAATCCGGGTTGTCCAATAGTCGTTGCGGGCATAGTAATGTCTCCTTTATGTCAAGTTAGGGTTTAGCAAGAAATTTTGATTTTATTATTTCCCATCCAATGGTGAATAAAAATCCACAAACAGCAACCATTCCAAGCATTCTGTGCTTCAATATCTCCAAGGTATTTACCCTATTCACCAGGTCTGCATACCTAGAAAGGCTCATCTCAAGCATGGCTCCAATATTCTTTTGGCGTTCCTCCATCCTGGCCAGGCGCTCCTTTATCTCACTAGAGTCATTTTCACTCATAGCCTTGAACCTGCCTCAGTGACTCTAATGAACCATTCTCCACCCTTATCCTGGTATGCCTCAATAAATCCTTCATCAAAAAGATAGGACAGCGCCGCAATTTTCTCTTGATCAGATACCCTAGACCAATCAATTTCTTCTGTCGAACTCATTCATTTCACCTTCCCCGCATCTTCAGCCGCACCCATATCGCTATATCGTGGCAGGGCGTTGTTGTCCGTTGTGCGTGGCGAGCAAGAGCACAGCAAGAGGGCGAGGAGGAGGAGGGGCATTTTAACCAGTTCTTTTTAAACCAATTTTCCATAACAATGTTGCTACGGTTGGGTAGAGATAATATCTGCTTTGTATATTTTGATAAGGAGAAAAATCAGACAATGTTCCGTTATAGTTTATTTGAGTTGCGTTTGGTGTTGTTGAATTATCCCATAACAAATACTGATAAAGATTTAAAGTAGAACTAAAACCAAGAGAAAAACCCGACCCATTGAGTGGAAAATTATTTACAGAGAATCCAATGTCTGGACTTCCAGCAAGACCAGATGCCGTCACAGTTCTTGAGCAACAACTTGCACCAATAGCAGACGACCCATTTGATGCTCTTAAACATAGCCAATAAATCCCCTTTTTCATTATACAATCACTAATAATTCTAGTCGATATGCTTGGTGATGTCCAATTTTGATTTATTATTGTTTGACCAACTCCAAGTAGGTCTGGCTTATATTCAAATATAGCTTCTTGGATATTACCACTCGTATAAGATGTTATTAGATATCTAACTTCATAAGTTCCATTAGTTGGAACATAGAATGCAGAAAAGGATGTTGTGTCTGTTGCCCCAGAAGAAGGAACTATTGGAACAGAGGCTTGACTTGTTCCAGCAGAAAATGGAATTCCATTCCTAAAATATCCAACTGGTAAATCATCGCTTGATACCAACTCTTTAAAAGTGGCTTTTGTAAGAGGCATCGTCTGCTCCTTAATGACTAACCCAGCTAGCTGTGCCAGCGGTGGCAAAGATAGCCGAGAGGGTGGTAGTGGTATAGCCGCACTCGTAGAAATCCCCGCTATTAAGTGCCACCATAAACCCGCCACCTAGCGTGGTCGCACTTGCTCCTGCATTTATAAACAACTGCCCTGCTCCAAGGTTGTAGACGGTTGCCATCTTGCGGGCGGTATTGGCAGGGACTAGGGTGGCTGATGTGAGTGATGTAAAACTTCCAGAGGTGATGGCTGAGGAAGAGATTGAAAGATTGGCCGTAACCGTTCCACTAATCGCAGGGAGAGACGCAATCGTGACGCTGTTCGATATGGATGCGGTGACAGAGCCGATCTGGGCCGTGCCTGCGACTAAGGCGGGTAGCGAGCCAATGGTGAGGCTGTTTGAGATAGATGCCGTGACTGAGCCGATTTGTGCTGTGCCAGCGACTAATGCTGGAAGTGAGCTAATTGTGACGCTGTTTCCAATCGTTACAGACGAACCAGGAACTTGCTTAACCTGAACAAAGGCATTCCCATCATATCCCAAAACTGAGCTTCCACCAGAATTAGCATCTACCAAAAGCATTCCACTAGAATTGCAAACTAGAAGTGTGTCTTGACCAGAGGGAGCTTCCCCAAACTTTTCAGCAAAAAGACGAACTGGTAGGGTTACGCTGTTTGCAATCCCACCTATATTTGCAGTTACGGTTCCGCTTGCGGTAACACTCCCAATCTGTGCCGTCCCTGCTCCAATTGTTACCGTCCCTGCTCCAATCGTCACTACTCCAATGCGGTTTGTGCCGGTGGGGAGAGCAGAACCTAGATTTGCCGTAACCGTGCCATAGATGGGTAAAGGATTGTTTGTAACTCCAACCGCACTTCCATTATCATCATAAAGTTGTACGGCAATTTTTTTGCTTACATTCCCAACATCATAAACATTTTCTATTGAACTTGAAAAATCACCACCAGCGTTAGCTGTAACCGTTCCAGAGGCTATAATGTGGTTTGGGTAATGGGCTGAACCAGAAACCGTAGTTGCCAGTGTGGTTGCTGTCTGGTTGCCGTCTAAAATGGGAAGTGCCATATACCCCTATCCCTTGTTAAATGATTGCGACATACATTGAGTTTTGTTCTTCAAAGAATCTCAAAGACCTCAAGCCATCGTCTAGTTCTGATGGTGTTGCAAATATATTCAATGTTAAGCCTCTTTGCCATGCATCCTTGTCTGTTCTTATGGATGGAGTCTGGCTTACAATCCTGGCCATGAATACCTTTGTATTGGATATTACATTCTGAATCTTAATCACCAGGCTTGGTGCTTGCTCATAAAAGGCATTGAATATGTCGCAATACTTTGAGTCAAAGTCCTCTTGGGTAATCTTATCAGCAGTATCTGAATAGTTCACTAGAACATTTAAATCATAGACACCAGTGTAATTCCCAAGAAGCTGGGAGTTTATAGATGCCTGGATGGTTATATATGGGAAAAGCCTACCCCCAACACGATTGGCAGTATAAACATTAACATTGGATACGCTGAAAAGAATCTTTGCAATAGCATTCTCCAGGTTAAGTTGAGTTGATTGGTTCATTTTTTAGCTGTTGCACTTATGTCCAATGTGATTGTTTTTGACCATGTTCTATTCTGGGAAATGATCTGTGGGCTTTCACTTGTTACTTTAGCAACATAAACAGAGATGCTTGAAACATTTGTCATGTAAGTTGGCAGGTCTGGAGCCCTGTAAAGCTGGTTCATGATGTCCTGGAACTTGGCATCAAATGCCACCCTGGTTGTTGAATCAGCCCTGGCTGTATAGGTAATGGTTGCTGGTACACTAAAAACACCTGTAAAGGGGCCGAGAATTTCAGAACCAATCTGGGCTTGTGCCACCATGTTTGGGAGCAGTCTTGCATCTCCTCTTTCACTTGTGTAGGCATTAAGACCAGTTACAGCAGAGACAGCATTGAGAAGCCCATTCTCAACCTCTCTTTCAATGGATGCCATGGCTTTAGGTTGTAATCTCTGCCAGGTCTATTGTATAGGAAAGGCCGTCTGTGGATTGTGAGAATCCAGCAATCATCCTCTCAATACCAGATACCGTGCAAAGGTTTCCAATTACAGGGGCAGAAATCATGGATGCACAGACAACTGCACTCTGCGTAATTCTAAAAACATCTCCACCAACATCTAATTCAGATGACACGGCCAGGTCTGTTACACTGGCAGAAACAGCATTGGAACCAAGACCAGTGACAGATTGCCACAGGTCTATTATCATGTAGTTCAAGTCTGAACTGAAATAGGAAGTTTGGATTAAGCCACCCACAGACCTAAAGTTGTGTCAATTATACAATAACAAGCCCATCAAAGTAATGAATGTTGTCCTGGATGAACTCATTCCTCTGGCCGTAAACCCTGGTCTCCTTTCCAAGCCTAACTGCTGAAGCAACTACTGCTGGGCTTGAGTTGATACAAATAAACTCCTTGGCATCCCTTATGGCTCTTGCCATGTCTGCAATGGTTGGTGCTGTATAGGTTCTAATGCCATGGATTTGAAAGGAGCCTGGTGGGCATAGAATGATTGTATTATCAGTGCCTAATTCACTGACTGCATCTTGAATAATCTCAACAGGATTCCTTCTGTCTCCCTGGCTGACGCCAAAAGGTGCAACAAGATTAAACTCTTCTGGAAGTCCTACTGCTGGTGATTTGTCCAGGTTGTCTAAAACAATGTTTGTTCTGTCTGCATCCTTAATAGAATGATGGGAATATACAAAATCATGCCATGGCTTTTTTGATTTCCTGTATTCATCATATCTGGCTGGCCAAATCTCCAAGTCAATCACAAGCCCCTGCCTGTGGCCAGCTTTCACATAGGAAACCATTTCAAAGACACCATGATACTGGGCATAGCAATCAAAGAACACCTCATGCCCCTGGTCTGCTAAATACTTACAAGCCGGAAGGCATCTAAGCACATCCCCAAGCCTCTGGCTGTATTTGATTGTTCTAGGCTGAGTCATCAGCAACACTCTTATCTGCTACAAATGGCATATACTCTGCAAGCCTTACCGGCCCCCTTGTTTCCTGTAGCTTCTCCCATCCCTCAACAAGCCCTTTATATCCATAGAAATCTTCCTTAAACTCTACCTGTTCCCTGGTGGCATAGGCAAAATGATCAAAGGTTAAGCCCCAGGCTTCTGTCATTCCCCTGGGAATCATGAGCCCATTCACATTTAGCTTTGGTGGCTCATGGCTTATAAACTCAATGCCCTTTCCCCACTTCCAGGCTCTGAACCATTCATACCAGTTAGAGCCCAAGCCCTGCCTAGTCACAATCTTTTTATTTTGTCCAACATAGTAATTGCAGTAGAACTGCATTGCCCTGCCCTCTTCACATCCCTTCAAATGCCCATAGATTGCATCAAGCTGGTCTGCTCTCCACATTTCATCAGCATCTACCTCCATAACCACTCCTTTTTCAACACCCTGCAATGCCTCCTTAATCATCGCCAGCTTCCCTGGGAATGGCCTAGCTTGCCAATAAACTGAAACATTGGGCTCATTGATGCTGTTTAGATATTCATGGGTTCCATCAACACTCACAAAGTTCTTGTGCCATTTGTCTGGAACCTGGTTGCACCACCTAGTGCATCCCAAGGGTTCTGAAACTCCCTCTACAATTCTCCACTGCCAGGGAATCTTTAGTTTCTTGAACTCATCAAGATGCCTGTTGATGTATGGCATCCCATTAAGAACAATGGTGAAGATTGTTAGCATTTTAGTCTGGCATAAATAACACTAATTTCTGAGCAGAAAGAAACTGAGTCATGCCTGTAACACTCAAATCCAATAGACTTGAACCAATCCATAAATTCTGCAAGCCAACGATCTGAATAGTGCAACTCAATGGCAATCTCTTTTAGATTGTGAACATTCCCAATCTGCAACAGGTGGGCTTCGTCTCCCTCAATATCACATTTAACATGAGTAATTGAATTTTCAGTTATCCAAGAATCCATCTGAAAGCCAGAGTCTGCCTTTTCACAGATGAACTTTCCTTGTGGGTATTGCTCTGAAAGGGTTGTGATGTCTCCCTGGTTGGTGTCCACACCCATGTAAAATTCTGGCTTTTGAGACAGAAAATATTTAGCTGTTCCATTCCCCTCTTCTCTCTCTGCCTGTGTCCAGAATGCACATCCCAAATCTAAAACCCTTCCTCCAGCAACATTGAGATGTTCCCAATGAATTTGTGGGGCTTCTGATGTAATTATTCCTTTGATCATAGTTCAAAAATAGCGGCTCCATTCCGCACAGACCAATCTTCCCAGAGCAGTTTTGAAAAGCCTTTCAGCTTATGGTAGTTAGTCCAGTTCTTTATGTCGTTTATATCGTCCAAAGCGATGATTGCTTTATCTGCCAGGAATGGCCTTGCACATCTAAGCTCTGCCTCCCCAGAGAATGGGGAGCCATCAATCAGAACAAAGTTAAAATCAACATTATGGTCAAAGTGAATATCCTCGATTGCATTTGTTTGAAATTGTTGTGCTGTATTAAAGCATTCAGAATACCAACCATTCACAACTTCAAGTGGATATTGATTTAGATTGGTTTTTTGGTTCGTATAAAATTCAAGCACATCCATTTTGTTCATCCACAATTCCCTGGCAACAGCAGAACCACAAATAGAAACCCCTCCCCTTGCGGATAGGTTCATTCTGTGCCTACCAATTCTGTCTGGATGATTCTCAATACTGAATAGCCTTTTTGTCCTAATACATTGAGTTGAGCCATCCCCAGTTCCACCGCCGATCTCTAGTCCAACATCAAGATTGTAAGTATATCTAGCTAATGCCCTACCAAATGGGTCGTTAATGGTTATCTCTTGCATTTTGCCATCCCTGCTAATGCTTTTTTGATTGCGTACTCAATAACGGCTTCTGGGTCGTGCTTTAAGGCAAGCATCCCAGCCTCATACAATTCCCTCCCTGCCTTCTCATCATAGGTAATATCGACTAGCACATACTTTGTTTTGTCTATGCTAGACTTGCCGAAGGTAATCACACCAAGCCCCTTTGTATTCTCTCCCTTTTTCGATTTCCTACATCCAATTATTTGCTTTGCGTTTTTCATATATTGCTTTTCCTTTCTCATAAAACTCTGGCTTATTGTGGTGAACAAGTTGCTGGTCTGCCTCTTTCCCTGTGTGGATTGGGTTCTCATGTGTGAACTTCAAATCTCTTGCCTCAACAACAACTTGGTCGGCATAGGCTCTTTCTGTGAACTCATTATCTGAATATAGCCCATCTGAATCCTGGTAGTCTGGATGAAATAACCTCCCACCTTGGGTTTCAAGCCTCTTTTTGTTTAGAATGGCCATACAGAGTAGCTTATCTGTTCTAAAGCCATCTGATATGGCCAGCACTTGATCGGTGTTTTTAGAGCCAATTAAAGAGCAAATAGAGGCATCCCAGTGCCTTGGTGGAGTCCAATCATCAGACATCTGCACAATAATGTCTGAATTTGCCAGTTTTGCCCCATGGTTCCAAGCATTGATAATACCACCAGGATTGCATCTAATAGCTTGGTGGGGCGTATAATCAGTAGAATCATCATGATCAACCATAAATAACCACTCAACCTCCAGGGGCTTTTCAGCCAATGAAAGCCATTGAAACCTTCTTTGCCATGCAACTTGTGGTCTGCCCTTAGTTGCATGAACTAGGGTGATTCTTGGGGCTGGCTTGATCTTCTTCATCTTTGCCACTTCATCAGCCTTCCCAACACAGGCAGATGCAGTTTCATATAGGTCTATTGATTGCCACCCATAGATGGCTTCTACCTGGTTCCAGTAGTGTGTGGCTGGCCTGGGCAAGCTCATGGCCGCCCTGGCAGAGCCCCAGGCTTTAATCCATTGCCCTCTTCCAGCATATTCCAATGCTGTCCAGTAGTGTGCCTCTCTTCTGTCTGGCTGGAGAGTAATTGCCTGGCCAAGATATTTTAGTCTGTTTTCTGGCTTTGCACATCTGCCCATATTGCAAAGAACCTCATATCTCAGAGTATCCTCAAGGTCTTTGAACATTAAGGCCATTTCACCAAACTCAAGGCACTTCTCAAAATTCATTGTAAGAAAATATTCTTGCTGTGTGTAATAAAGGGAGTTGGGGGCTGGCTCTAGAGTGTCTTTTAGAATTGTGAAGTTTCTATCTGCTGAAGCTTTTTTATAGCCATGTGGCTTGTGAATCCTAACCACTTTATCCACTCCAAAAAGCTTATCTGGCTCATTAGCAACAAGAGCCTCATGAACCCTGTTCCTCCATTTACACTTACCTTTTCTGCTAGCCATTTCTCTCAATGGAATAAGGCCAGCATTCTGAACATCGTATCTAAATGCAACTAAATCTGCCCCTCTTTTGTCTGCCTCCTCAATGGCATTGTCCACCAGGGTTTCTGCTCCTGGTTGCATTACATCATCAGCATCTACCCACAGAGCCCATTCATTCTTGCAAGCCTCCAGGGCTGTATTCCTGGCAGAGGCAAAATCATCTACATGATTCCAATTATTGTTTTTATTTTTATAATGAACAATTCTAGCACCGTGAGCCAATGCAATCTCTTCTGTTTTGTCTGCCTCAAGGTTCCCCCTAGAGATGCAAACAACAAACTCTTCTGCCATCGGCTTAAATGATTCCAGGCATCTGGAAATATAGGCTTCTTCATTTCCTGCGATTAAATATACTGAAAGCTTGTTCTTCATTTAGGATTTCAAGAGTGATTATTTTTAGCTCAAAGTAAAGCCTTAAGTATGACTTGATAGGAAAAAGCATCTTGATAGCAGGTGGTTTTATTGCCAATTAACATAGGATTTCTAGGTAAGGGGTATGAATATATTCTAGTCCTGTCAAAAAAAGTAGGGGCTGGAAGGTTTTAGCCCTCCAGCCCCCACAAGGAACACACCAACAGCAGTCTTTAGGCGAAGCTTGTGGTGATACGAACAGCCGCGTTAGCATCAATGAGTTTCTCACTGGTGTTCATGCGAACACGGAGAACATTGGAGCGACGAGCTTCATCACGATAGCTTTCAGAAACAAAACCACCAGGGGCATCAGCCGACCACACCAGGGTACGACCAATTCCACCAGCAGTGAACTGACCACTCTGCACATTGGCAACAATGATCTGCGTGCTAGGAACAATGAACCCACCAGTGTAGGCTTTGTTCTTGTTAGCAGAGTTAATTGCGGCCCGACCAACCAAAACCCGCTCCACCCCAAGGGCGGCGGCGATTTCAGTTTCAGCCAGAAGACGGCCCTTGGTGTCAGAAACAACACCAAAGAACTGGTTCTGGAGTTTGGTTGTGCGGCGGATACGCTCAAACACAGGGGCAGACATGATGATTGTGTTGGCCTCATAACCAAGCTTATTCAGCTCGGTGCGGGCTCCAGCAACATCACCAGCCACATCAATGTTTCCAAGATTCGCATTGGTGTAGGCAGAGATTGCACTCTGGTCAGCAGTTGTGAATGGGGTTGTGCTTGCAAACAATAGGTCGCTTACACGCTTCTCATGGCCAAGTTTAATTTGGCGGAGGAGGAAGCGGGCAGACGATGCTTCGAGATCAAAAAACCTGTCAGCATCTGCACGAAAACTATCATCGATTAGCTCTTCGAGGCCATACTCGATCGTGTCGTAGGTATCAGTCCCAAACGAACGAACAGCACGGGCGTAGTCACCAGCGGCCGCGCGAGGCTTAGAGTCATTGTTCAACAGGTCAGCTTGTGCAAGCTGAACTTTTAAATATTGTCCGCTCTTGGCAGAGACAGGAAGCAAAGGCAGAACATCTGCTCCGATCAAGCCAGTTTCGGTGTTAGGAGCCTCAACCAAAGCCTGGTTGATATCGGCCCGAATGGTTGTGCCACCAGAAATAAAACTCATTGTATTATTATTCTTTCTTGGTTATGGGTTAGAACATTGGCACTGCAATTTCAATTACAGCAGAAGTCGCAGTAGCGGCTTCCAATGCAATTCCAGCAGTTATAGTGTTTGCCGCCAAGGTCGTAACCTGGCCAGCAGAATCGAATTTCATCACATCACCAGCGGCGGCCGTGCCACTTACGGTTGCGAAGAAGGTGGGATGAAACAACTTGACGGTCACATAACCACCAGCCGCTACATCTTCCAGGGTTGAACCAATTGCTTTAGCCGCACCAGTTACAGCCACATCAACGCCACCAGCAGTGACGGTAGAAGGCTGAACCATACGATAAGCAGAGATAGCGGACGATGTTGAGAAAGTCCGATACCCATTATCAATTTGAGTGCTCATTTTCTATTTATCCTTTTGTTAGATGTTCTTAATGCCACGGCTAAGAGCCTCAGCATATTCTTTGGGGTTTGAAAGCATGACGGCCTTCATGGCCTTCAGCTTCGAAGTCTTATATTCTGCATGAGCAGAAACAAGTGCTTCAAAGTTCTTGGGCTCCTCTTTCTTTTCAAGAGCAACCTCAACAGAAGGGGATACAGGTATGGGCTTAATGCCGAACTGGGTCAGAACCTTCTTAACCACTTCACTCATTGCCTCCTCTTGCTTTTCCTCTTCAACAGATTCACCTTCAGCTTTTGCGCCCTCTGCAACTGCCTTATCTTCGACAACAGCTTGCTCATCCACAGGCACTTCAGCCATCTTTTCATTTTTTGGTTTCATCGAATCTTCAATGGCCGCCAGGCGAACCTTGATGTCCTCGATATCTTTAGAATAATTGTTTTCCATTGCTTCTCCTTCTTTTGTCAAACCATCACCTTCAACAACTGCATTGGGCAGGTCGATGGGAATTGGCTTACCTCCGGCCACATAGCCGAATTTTTGCATAAATTTTACAACCTCTTCAAACAATCCATTGGTAGCCGCTGGACTTGATACCAGATCAGCAGATGCAATGCTCTGGGGTCTGATGAAGTCCTTGCCATTGATTGTTTCACTCTCATTCACAAATGCCAGGGAGATTCCAAACTGGTCTGGAGCCTCATCAGCCATTTCCTTAATCAAGCCATAGTGCTGGCTGTTCTTCAAAAGCTTTAGGTCTGCAATAAGCTTGTTGCCCTCAATCCTGGCATTCCTTGCAAATCCGACGACCGCATCCAATCCAGAGCCGTGGTTCATCTTGACCTTAACTCCATTGGGAGCCTGTTTCATGATGTCCATTGCCTTCTCAAGGCTGAGTTTATCTACAAACAGGTCGTGCCCTTTAGCCTCACCAATCTCAAGAATGCTTACACCACCAAAATCATTTGCTTCCATTTCCTCGTCCCCACACTCCATCTCTTCCTCATCCCTGTAGGTACTATAAGCCACAGCCGCCCTTTGGGTCTCATCTGGGAATTTTGCAACAGCTTCTTCATCTCCCATGAATCGGGAAACAAAGTCCTGTTCGGACTCATCACCACTAGGTAGAGGCAGGGGCATAAATGCCCAGGTTATGTCAAAGCAGGTCGCCGTCAGCCTGGCGGTAGGATTCTTTTACCTTGCCACCACCTGCCATGAGCAGAAACTTGTTTACCCTTGCCAATGCCCAGGCATTCCTGGAGTTGGGCTTACCACCACCAATGGTTGGTCTGAAGCTTGTTGAGTAGGCTCCAGCACCCCTTCTGAACACTTTCTTTAGGGCTCCCAGGGATGGGGCTTTCTTGCCAGGGTTCTTGTCTTTCCATTCCTTCAGCTTGTTCTTGATTGATTCCTCTGCACCCTCCCCAATTTCAATCTTGCCTCCAGTGCTTTTTGTGGCCGCTGAACCAGGCTTGTTCTGCTCAGAACCCTTGATTCTTTCCTTTGGTGGGGCTGGAGTCTGGGAGGCAGACTTTGCACCTGGTCTCTCAAGCTTTACAGCATCAGCACCCCTGCCATATAGGGCTTCTGTGTATTGGTCAAAAGCCTCCTCAAAGCCTTCTTCTGTAAAGAATTCCTTTGGAATAATCATTTTAATGTCGGCCCTCTGTATTCTTTATACATTGCATACACTTCCTTGCTATACTTCTTTCCATTCAGATTACCAGCAAAAGTTTCAGCAACAAATTCTTGTGGGTTTTTCATTGCATAGTCGCTTACCTGTTTTGCAATAGACTTCTTCATTGCACCAATTTTCCCACTTCCAAATTTGCCTCTTTTCCATGTGCGCCATTGTTCATAAGAAACATCTTTTGCGTGGAGAGCATGGCCATATTCATGGCCAAAAGTATCAACAGCACTGCTCCATTTATCCTTTACGCCCTGTTCTTTCATTTGCAAGTATTTGTCACTCTCAAAATATTTGCTGTTGAATGTAATCGCTTGATAGCTTCTATCTTCGCTGTTGCTTGAAATAGCATAAGCCCTTGACCATCTTCCAGTAAGTCTTTCTGTTGTAATCATATATGGTGGTGGTATTTCATATCCCTTTGCCATAATGTTATCAAAAGATTTTTCAATGTGCTGGGTATTCTTTATGTTCTTTGGAAGAACTACAAATTTAACTCCAGGCTTACGCATCTTCTCTTCAATCCTACTTCTTTCTTGTTCTTCTGGAGTTTTGGGTTCTGGTGTTACTCCCTTTGGTGGCGGTGGTGGTTTTGGAAGATTCGGCTTAGGCTGGCTTGGCGGCTGGGGCTTTGGCTGTGGCTTGGGTGCTTGTTTTGGAATTTTCCCACCAGGTCTTTTAGGGGTATATCCTCCAACAAGCTTTGGCCTTCCATAGCCATTTGCACAACTATTCTCATCGTCAAAAGTACCATCGTCTTTCATTCCACAAGGGTTAAGACTTGCCTCTCCAGCAAACTCTGTTGTCTCTTGTGACTCTGAAAGGTTCTTGTCTTTTGATTCCATCTGGCCAACTACTTTCTTTGCCCAGGAATAGCCAGCATCTCCACCCCATCCGTTCCAAGCTTGCCAGCCCTTGCCTTGTTCATCCCAGGTTTCACCCTTCTTATCTACCTCATGGCGATCAAAGAATGCCTTCATTCTACGGACGGTGTCTGGAGAGAACTTAATCCCATTGATCAAATCCCGTGCCCTGGCTATGCCTACAGCCGTCATTCCCTTTTGGCTGGCTGGTTTCCCTTCCCTTACATCCAAAGCTCTCTTGGCTGACTCCCTGGCTCCTTCTGGAGGGGTAAAATCAATGCCATCATACTTGCCCAACTCAATGCCACCCATCATTCCAGCAATGAGCATTTTAAGCTCTTGCTTACTTAGGCTTGATAGGGCTTGATCAGTTTCTTTTTTTTTATCCGTCAATGGACCGCCAACAATCCAGGCATCACAGGTTCTTTTGGCCGCACATTTGAAATCAAAAATTTCACAATATCCCAGGTCTCCGCCAAGTGCCACTTCATTTGCATCTTCACCAATTCCATTTTTAATGCAACCAAGCAACTTGCTGGTTTGGTTGAATGCGGCACAATTACCACAGAGCATTTTCTTTGCAGTTCCAACATCACCCTGGAACTCATTGGCCTTGGCTTTCCAGTAGCTCTGATTGGGCTCATTAGGATTGGCTGGGCCGTAGTTGGCTTTATCAACTGCTGTCTGTCTATTTTGAAGATTAAGCTTTATGTCTTGAGTTGGTGCTGGGCATTTCAACTCTTCCAAGCCTGTGGGAGCAACTGGTGCTTTAGGTGCTTCTGGAACTGGAGCCCCACCTTGGCCTTCATCCTGTTGTCCATCCTGGGCGGCTTGCTTTTCTTTTTCTGTGGTTGGAATGATTTTTCCAGACTGCACACCAGCAACAATGCCAATGGCCTGTTCCCTTGAAATGGTTGGGAAGGCGGCCGTGATAACTGAAACTGCTCCCTCCTTAGACAATGCACCAGCCGCCACTGCATTGATAACATTGATGAGAGAAGCAACCTGGGCTCCATTGAGACTCTGCCCAATAACATCCTCTTGGCCTTCCACCTGTTTGCCGTCTTGGGTTGTTTGTCCTGGTTGCACTGCCTGTGCTGGCTGACCTGTAGGAAGCAGAATTTCAGAAACTGCCTGGGCTGGAACTCCATATTCCTTTGCCAAGTCTTGAATCATCTTAGTCTCAATGGCTCTTGCCCTAAAGGCCGCCTCAACATCCAGCCCCTTCTCTGCATAGATTGAACTTGCCGTGGTCAGTCCGGCCTTAAACTCTGCAATGTTTGCCATAGATTCCCGTCCCAAGTCGATAGAAACATTGGCTCCAAAATTGAAAATGCCCTTAGTTGTTTTTGTTCCATTGCCACTGATCATTCCCCTGGCTACACCATCAGCAATAACAATGTTCTTAATTGGATTTAGAACCTTATCATTAAGTAGCTTCTGGTATCTGTTGAAAGTTCTTCCAGCCTGTTGCATTTCAAGCCTGGCTGTGGGGCCGGACATGGCAGATGGGTCGACAGCAAAGGAGTAGGGGATTCCAAGTCCCATGCAGATATTTCTCAATAAGATTTTATGAAACTCTGCAAAGGCTCCACTGGGTCTGCTGGGGCCGTCTGGGAAAATAATGTCCTCTCCTGGCTCAAGATAACTAACCTTGCCAGATTCCATTGATTCCAGTTTGATTTGTTGGTTATCAAAATTTTCCTCTGTGGTTAAGGCACTAAGGTCAGAGGCGTTATTATTTGACCTCTTCACAACTGCACTCTGCGAACTGGCAACCTTGGCGGCCAGCTTCTCAAAATTCACAATGTCATAAATATCAGTTGCATCATTGATGGCAGTGTGGAAAGCAGAAACTCCCCTGTATTGATCAATCCGAAGTGGGTCAAAATAGTGGAATGCTTGGCCAGCGGGAATGGTTACTTGATATGTATAGAAATCCCCAATGCTACGATTATAAATATCATAGGCTGTTGGAGCCCCTGTTCCTCTATCAATATGAATGCCTCCAATAAGCTCTAGGCTTGTATAAGTTTTGTATGGGTCACCGAGTCTATCAGATTCAATACCCTGGAGTTTTAAGTCTCCATTCTTATCTCTGACCAATACAAAAAGGAAATCGCCATCACGGAGCATGGACATGGTTGCAACCTGCATAAGGGTTGAGCCTGTGTGCCTGGTTGATAGGTCACAATTATCAAACCATTCATTCCAATATGCCTCAATCTCTGTGTTGGCTTTTGGATTGTCTGTCCTGGCTTGATAGGTCAAGTTTGATGCAACATGGCTTGCAAATTTCATCAAGATAGAGCGAACCAGGCCATTATTTTCTGCCAGGTCTCTTGCCCTCTTCATTAACTCTACACGATCATAATTTGATCTAAAGTCCTCTGCACCAGATAGATTGCTCGGCCCCCGCCTCTCCCTGGTGTATTTTACTGCATCATATTCAAACTTGGTGAGGGCTTTTTTTGCCATCAGCCTTTGAACCCCAGCCTGGGGATTTACAAATGAAACAAGCTTATCAAGGAATGTTTGTTTAAGCTTCATGGGCCGAATTTTGCATAGGTAGTTCTAATTCTTGTGCCAGATGCAGACTGAATGGCAAGAGTCAATTCAGCAATAATCTCTCTAACCTCAGACAGGTTCGCCCTGCTGAATGATCTTCCAGCAATTGAATAACTTGCACCAGCCACCGCTATCGCCTCAAGACAAGTGATATACTTATCACGCAGGGAATTTAAGGTAGCAATGGGCAAACCAATGAAATCACCCTTCGCCATTATTCTCAATCTCCTCTGTCAAGCCTGCGGGCATGATCTTCAGCCTCTTATGCAAGGCCGCACCCACAATGGCCATGCATTCACAATCAAGTAAGTGGTTGTGCTTGCCTATCTGCTTCCATACCCTCCTGGTTCTGCCCGTCATGGGATTCCTAACTTCTACCTTTGTTTCAGATGAAATGTGAACTTTCCAAACTTCTGGTGTGTCCTCTGCAATAAATCCATCAGTTTTCAAAAGGTTGGATAGGATGTCTTTAATGGCTGGATTTGACCATCTCCAAACTGGGCAAAGCTTCCATTTCCAGCCCTCCCTGGAGCCAACATTCTTTCCACTGAATGGGTCTCCATTGGCAATCCTAGCAAATGGTCTTTGAACCCTCTGCTCTCCCACAATCTCTGAGAAGCTTGATTTGTCTGAACCAACCAGGGCAATAAAACCCCATTGGCAACAATGCAAATAAACATCACGGGTTTGATCACCAGAATCAATGAAGGTTGCTTTAGGCTCAACATTAAACTCATCTGCTTTGGCTTTGATGTCTCCCCAGGTTTCAAGCCTCCCAGCCCAAACCAATCTGCTTTTGCCGTCCATGTCCCAAGCCCTCACAACACACCAGGCATGGAAGCCGCCGGCCTCTTGAATGTCACAGGCCATGACAAGCTTCTCACCCATGTTCACTTCACCAAGTTTATATTTGCCTGGTATAATCTCTACCCTTTCCTGGTCATGCTCCATCCAAGGTTCCGCAAGAACCCTGTTCACAAAGTCCTGTAGCCCTATGATTCCGCTGTGCTTGTCCTGTAGAAATTTAACTGCTAAGCTTCCAAAGGTTACCCAGGGTGGATATAGTCCATTCAAATGGTACGACCTTCTGCCTGGTTCACCCTTTGGGTTGGTTGGTCTCCACTCACCATGCCTCAACATCATTGTTTTGTGTCCATCCCTAATTGGCTTCTGGCAGTTTTCACATTCATAGTAGGCTGAATTTTTCACAATCCCAAAGTCATACACTCCATCTTCAAGCTTTGCCTTTTCATCCCACTTCACCCTCTCCCAAATAAGCTTTTGTTTGTGTCCACAATGGGGGCATGGAACAAAGAAGAATCTCATGTCCCCCTTCTGCCACTCTGCCCAGATGATTGAATCTGCTGTGGTTGGTGTGCTAGTGGAAACAACCAGGTGGTTTGGATAGGTGGCAACTCTGGCTTCTGCCAACTGCAATGCTCCAGCCTCTTTTGAATTTGTGCCATCACTAAACTTATCAACCTCATCGAGCATCAAAAGTGAAACCGACCTGGAGGAAAGATTGGCTGGGCTGTTTGAGCCCACAAACCAAAGGCTCATCTTTCTAAAGTGCTGTTCGAGTATCTTTATTTTATCTGTGTTCTCTGGCTTTTCCTTTGCCAGGATTGGGCAATCGTCCACCATTGGCAACCACCTGGTTTCTGAGAATGATCTTGCCAGTGCTTCAGATGGCATCACCCAAAGTGCTGGGCATGGTTCAACTGCCAGCCTGTAGGAAAGCCCTGCAAGAATTGTGGTTGTCTTGGATGTCTGGGCTCCCCACACCAGGGTAATTCTCCTAACAGAATCATTCCCAAAAGCCTCCAGGGGCTCCCTCACATAGGGTGTAAGATTTGTGCTGTACGGGCCTGGAATGTTTGTGATTCTTGGTGAAAGAACCAGACTCTGCTCACACCATTCTGAAATTGATAATTGCTTCTTGGGAATCAAGAAGCTTTTCATGAAGGGTACAAGTTTCATTCATCTAGTCAGAAGATAACCCTTTGAATATGCCTCAATTGGGTTGCCATGAATCCAGTTATGGCAAGTCATGCACACTGCCATAAAAAATTCTTTCTCATTCAGCCTCTCTCCAAACCTGCCCCTTTTGTGGTGGATTTGATCTGCTTTTTTTGCACACCTTTCACATAGTGGGTTCTGCTCCAGGTATTCAACCCTTGTAATTGAATAGGCCTTGTTCTGCTTGGCTCTTTTCTTTGAAACAGGATTAAGCCTTCCACCTCTCTTGAGTGGTGTCTTTCGTTTTAGTGGTGTGCGTTTCATTGGTCAAAGTATGGAAGCACAATGCCAAGAATTGCGATTGCCACCAGCAGAACAATAAAGCATTCATTCATTTGAATGCCTCATCTTCTGTTTTTTGGATTGTAAGCATCAATTGATCTACTGCATCTTGGATTGCTTTTTTGGAACATTCTGGGTCGCTTGGGTTTGCCCTGGTTGCGACTGACGATGGCATAGCATCCAGTAGTGAACGGATTTGAGAGAGGAACTTAGAAAGAGTTTCTTGAACTTCGTCTGCCGAAAGTGTTTGTCGAAGCCTAGTCTTTTCTTCTTCATGGCATCTCCTGGCATCTTCATATCCCTTCCTTGCTTCATTGTGGGCATGGATTGCGGCTTTGATGTGGAAGATATTGTCTGTTTTAAGGGCTTTACCAACCTTCCTGGCCGCTGATAGTTCAATTCTTTCTGCTCTAAGAACTCTGCCCAAGCTTGTTGTTGCTGATATATCCTCATCAGAAAAACCTACTGGTTCTGGTTCTTCCTGGTTCTCTTTGGCTGGCTCCATTGGAATGGCGTGCTTCTTGGGCATCTTCATGTTCTCCAGCCTCCATCTCATGGCTGAAGCTTCTGATTCCAGGGGCATTCCCCTTTTGACCATTCTTGAAACCTGCCCTGGGCTGTAGCCCCATTTCTGGCAAAGCTCTTTTTGACTTATCATAAACTAATTTAACTGCTGAAGGGTAATCTTCATTCATCACAAAGGCTTGCCACAGGCTTGGCATTTCTCACCATCTTCTTTTTTGCCCTCATCCTCTGGGGCTGTTTGTTCCATTAGTTCTGCCAATTCATCAGCACCAAACCCTGTAATGTCTAAATCAACTTCTCCAGTGTCTAACTCTTCAATTAGGTCTTTGAGTTGTGGAAGATCAAACTCACCACTCAATTTATTTAGGGCAATGTTTGCTGTCTTTTCTTTTTGTTCATCCAGCCACACTGCCCAGACATCTACAACATCAACTCCCATGGCCATGTAGCATTTTAATCTTTGATGTCCTCCAACAACCCTGCCTGTTTTTGCATTCCAAGTGATGGGCTGGAGATTCCCTAACTCGTGCAGAGATTTGGTTAATCTGCCCAGGGCATCTGAAGAAATTTTTCTGGGATTGTATGATGCTGGAAGAAGTTCAGAGATTTTTTTCTGAACTAGCATTGGATATTTTTGGTCTTTATTCATAAATCTTTTTATATCAGTTTTTTACAATATGGTTTTTCAAGAAACTCTCACAAAATGATCGTGGCTCGGAACC